AGAAAGCACCCCATACGGTAACGCAAACCCAATGGACATCACGGATGACATGCTGCCGTTCTGAGGTTGAAACATGAAAATGATTTTAAACATCGAGCCTAAACCTCAAACAAGGCCACGATTTAGCAAGTTTGGAACTTATGAAGACCCTAAAATGAAGGCGTGGCGTCGTCAATGCTCGCAACTTATTGAGCAAGAATACGACGGACAATTCTTTGACGGCCCGATTATGGTTGATGTCACCTTTTACATGAAGGCACCCTTGAGCGTATCTAAAAAACCTACGCCAAAGGCTAGAGCTAAAACGTGGGACGCATTCAAGAAATTCATGGCTGAAACGCTTTGGCATGCGAAAATCCCGGACGTTGACAATCTGGTTAAATCGCTATTTGACAGCATTTCAAAGGCTGGTTTCAACAAAGTTGATAAGAAAGGGATTGTTTGGACGGATGACAGTATCGTTTGCGATTTAAGAGCTCGCAAGAAGTACAGTCCTAACCCACGCATTGAATTAGAAATCAAGGAATTGGAATGAATAGCAAATATAAAGATAAGTTGGTTGGTGTGTATGCACCGGGCAACTATGGGCATACAAGCGTATTAGATCAGACACAAGCATTCTCAAGATTGTTTTGGGCTAATCACGAAGACATGGAGTTTATCAGTGCAAAGCTAGGTATCAATGCAAAGAAGCTCAATCGCATACTGACACTTGAACAGTTACCGGATGAAGATTTGTTAAGAAAAATGGTCGAGCTATGCAATGGTTAAGGCGATTTATAGCACGAAATCCAGCAAAGGTTTTCAGAGAAGGGTCGGAACCGATAACTATGGGGGTTAGAAATATGAAACGCAAAGTAAAGATATTTAGCGACTGTGACACAGATAATGGTTTGGACGAAAACATAAACAAATGGATTGAAGAAAACGGCGTTGAATTACTAGATGTCAGAGTTACTTTTGACCAAAATAAGGTATACGGTTTCATGCAAGCTACTGCCACAGTAATCTACGCAGACAGAACCGAGGGATGATATGAAATACAAAGTTATAGTTTACTACGACAATATGGAAGACAGTGAGCATATCTTCAACAACAAGAACGATGCGATTAATGAATTACACCGTTTGCGAGGTGTTGAATATCGCAATGCAAGAAAATACAAGGTTGAAATGGAGGAAATTGATGACTAGACAAGAAGCAATACAAACGCTATCGAAGGTAGGGAAGATTTCTGTATCGTACGCAGAAGACCTATATGACTCATTCTTCCCGAAACCAGTCGTTCCACAATATGTGGCAGATTGGTATGAGGAACATAAATATAATTTAAATAGTGAAATATACTATTTGATTAGGTATTGGGGAGATGAAGAAAGAAATTCAGATTTCTATAAATGGTTTGATGATACAAAAAACGAAGCAATCAAAACCCTCGTCAACATGCACCAGTTCGGGTATGAGGTCGAGAAAGAGCCTAGGTATACGGTTCGGATTAAAGGGATTGGTGGATACAGTAAATACCTCAATCGAGATACAAACACTCAAAGATGGCTTTTTGCATCGAAAACAGAACTTGAAAGATTTCGAGCACACCACACCCGCAAAGAGCTAGAGTCTAACGGCTTTGGATGGGTATTTAACTGTGAAGGCGTTGAAGTAACGGAGGTAACGGATGAACAATCTAATAAATAAAATCAACCATTGGGCAGATAACCGTGGGTTAAAACAAGCTGACCCAAAGATTCAGTGGATGCGTGTGACTGAAGAAGTGGGAGAAATTCGGGATGTACTCTTGAAACCGACAAAATTCACAGAGCCGCAAGCAGCGTTGAAGGATGCAATCGGTGACACGCTAGTAACAATTATCGTGCTAGCACATCAATTAGACCTCGATGTTACTGAATGCCTTGGTATTGCATACGAGGAAATTAAGAATCGGAAAGGAAAGATGGTAAATGGAACATTCGTCAAGGAAGAAGATTTATAACGAACTAGCAGTCGCAACGATTTTACTACTAGTCTCGCTAGCCATTAATATTACTACTGTTCTACGAGTGGTTAATCGACCTATCGAGACAGTGGTTATCCATAAGGCTGATAATGCAGTTGAATTGCATGGCAAGGTTACTGGAAAATCGAAAATTAAAAACCTCTACACACTTGATTGTGGAGCTTACGGGAAATTCCTTGTCAGCAAGGAGCAGTACGACAGCGTACAGGTTGGGGATGATATCCCTAGCTATCTGAAAGGGAGAGGGCAATGATGCCAAGATTTAGGGCATGGAACAAAGCTACAAAAGAAATGTACGGAGCTGATGAAATTATCGCTATCAATTTCGAAGAAAAAGAAATTTGCGTGCAAACAATCTATTTTGAGCAAGGATTGCCAGATAGTCGAGATTTAGACTACTACGATTTCGACGATATCGTTTTAATGCAATCAACTGGAATGAGAGACAAAAACGATAGAGAAATCTTCGAAGGGGATATTCTTAGCATTGAAACTGATGAAGAAAATGTAAAAGTAGAGGTTTCTTGGGATAACAAACATGCTTTGTTTATATTTGAATCAAAAAAATACAACGATAAGGAAGCTCTGGGTGAATTGTTTGAAGATAATTCTTATCCGTTTAAAATTATCGGCAATGTATGGGAGGACGGTGAGTTACTTGACGGTGAAAATACAGAAGAAAATTGAGTTCGACAATGAATGTAAGTGTCTTGTTGATTATTCTGAATTAGAAAAGGCAATTCTGTGGTATCAGAAAAAACCTTCTTTAAGCAAGAAAAAAATATATTTGCACGGTCACTACCCTGCCGTTTCAATCCATAACGAAAAGATTCATGTACACAGGCTTTTAATGCAATATTGGCTAAGAACAAGAATTCCATTTGAATATAGCGTACATCATTTGAATGAGAATAAGTTGGATGCAAGAAAAGAAAATTTATCTTTGATATTGAATAAAACTCATAATAGCAAGCATAATAAAGGACGTATTTTTTCAGAGTCTCACAAGAGAAAAATAAGCATGGCAAATCATAATAGAAAAGGCTTAAAAATGAAAAAGCGTATTTCAATCCCATTAGAAGAGTTAAAAACGTTCTTGGTCGAAGGTAAATCAATAAATTGGATTGCATCACATTACGGGTGCGATTGGTCAACTATTAGAAATAGAATCTACGAGAATCCGGAACTATTAGAGGTAAGCTCATGAGTAAAACCTACAAATATTCCGGGCTGACCGAGGAATTATATCAGCGGTTGGTCAGTGAACATGAAGCACTCAAACAAGCACATAAAAAAGGCTCATATAAGCAGTTTTTCCAAGAAGTGCGACAGTGCGATGAGTTACAAGCTCGCATCATATATCAAGCATTCAACGCCGCAGTCGTTGAACGTGCGAGGATATCGCCAGCGACAGTCGACAGGTTAGAAGGCATCATTTCGGATGAGCTATATCATGACCTTAAAGCATATCTATCCAAGAATTACACAAGAGGTAAAACCACGCGCCCTGTTTTGAATAAAACCAACGCAGGACTGCCAGAACGCTTGTTTAAGCGGTTCCAAGAGGAAGTGGAAGAACTACGCAAGGAATACCCTAACAGCCTAAATAACTACATTAGAGACGCTAAAGGGTGCGATAAGGGAAAAGCTAACAAAACCCAAAACGCCTTCAATATGTGCTATGCGGAAAGAGCTGCCCTAACGCCTTTGAAAGTGATTCAAATGGAAGGGCTGCTATCAAGAGAACTGTTCAGTGAGATTGTTGATTACGTCTTCAATAACTACGAATGGAGCGAGAGGTTGGATAGCGAAGTTGATCGCATCACACTTAAATATCGTAATAAAGGCAAGGTAGGGCGTGAGAAGGCCACGGTCAGAAAAGCTCTTTATACAGCCTATGCGTTAGGCGTGTAGCTAGAACGGTTTACGAGGGTTCGACTCCCTTGCTAGCTATTACCAGTAAATCTAAAACATAGAAAGTAGGTATTCCTTTATTTATTATTCACAAATCTAAAGCGCATTGCTGGTGGCGTGATTATTCAAGGCTTTATGCCTGCAATCAGACTTGCCAGTCATTGTCTGTCATCACTAAAAATAAAAAATGAAGCTAAAAAATGGATATAGATTTTTAGTGGCTTGAACACTTTTCGACACTTTTTCAACACCGAGCAAGCTGACAGACCTTGCTCAACAAAACCCAGCAAATTTTAAGAAAAAAGGATGTGAAAAAAGCCTCTTTCTTATTGATATCATTGCGTTACAAAAACAAAGCCAAAGATCTTGCTGGTGTCGATGGCTAGAAAGGAGGTGATAAAAGGCTTGAGAAACACCCCAAGAATAAGTACGTATTCTATCTTTTCAATAAAATCTCTTAACGTTTCTTGAGCTAAAATAAAAAAGACCGACACGATGGCCGGC